TAGGTCATCTTCTGACCAGTAGTAGAACTTACCTTCTGTTGCAGGCATAGGTGTAGGTGCTTGCCAACGGCAAGTAGCCTCATCTAATACCCAAGAGTTAAAAGGTTTAGGTGCTATAAAAGCATCTCTTGTAGCATCATAGGTAAAACCTATACCTGCATAGTTTTTACGAATATTGTTATTGTAAGATGTTCTTTTTATATTATAGCCTGTTGCTTGACTATAAAATGTTTCAGTATCTAATCCATTGATTAGTTCTGTTTCATCAACACCAACAGTTACATTAATAACTATGTTGTTACTATCAATCCAAGCGTAATGTGCCATTATGACCAACTCACTGTTCCAGCAGTTGCTGCTGTAATTGTTGAAATTTTATATCCTGCAACTGATGAACTATCTGTTGACTGTACAACACCTGCACTAAATTCTGCTGTGTATTCACTGGAATATTTAAGAATAATAATTCCTGAACCGCCAGAGCCGCCATTTGAACCATTTGTATTACCGCCTCCACCGCCACCGCCTGTATTGGTAGTTCCAGAAGTTCCAGGTACGCTACCAGAAGTGTCTCCAGTTCCAGCACCGCCTCCACCTGCTCCACCAGCACCACCACCAACAGTGTTTGTTTCTGCTCCACCACCACCACCACCAGCGTATGTAACAGATGAACCAGTAATGCTTACAGCAACACCAGCACCGCCAGCACCGCCTGCTGGACTAGAGCCAGTTCCAGCACCATCCGCACCTGCTCCACCAGCACCACCACCACCACCTGCTGCGTTATAACCACCACCAGTTCTAAACCCTCTACCGCCTGCATAGCCTTGGTTAGTAGTTCCAGTTCCGCCATCAATATAAAGACCTGAATTTGCTGAGTTAATACCACCAGCACCTGAACCACCATTTTGATTTGATGTTGGAGAAGAACCAAATTCTTTTCCTGCTCCACCACCATCAGAAGTTATTGTTGAAAATATAGAGTTAGCGCCCTTAGTTCCATTTGCGGTAGTTGTGCCATTAGCACCACCGCCACCAACTGTAATTGTGTAATTTGTGTTTACAGATAATGCAAGTGCAGTTTCTAAAGTTCCACCACCGCCTGTTGCGGTTACAGTTGAGCGTAATCCTCCCGCTCCACCTGAACCACCGTCAGACCCACCACCACCACCAGCAACAACAAGGTAATCAACAATTAATGGATTTTTAGCATATCCTCCACCAAACCAATAGTTAATAGAGTTGGCTTGTGCAGCACCAGTTAGTCTAGTTCTTAAACCGTATCTTGACATTAAGCAATCCTGTTCACATAACCTGTAATAGTAACTACGTTTGCAGTTGCGGCAAATGCCTTAACTACAAGTGAATTTGTTAGTAAAAGTCCAGGAGATACAAGAACTAATCCTGTACCTTCAGCACCAATATTAATTTCAATATGGTCATCTGGCGCAGCAACTCCACCAAATTCAAGGGTAAGTTTTACCATTCCTGCTGATGAGTTATGTGCATATAGCCAAATCTCATCAAGGGCTGTTGCGTGTGCTGTATGAATAGTTGTTCCTGCTGTAGCAGTTTGAACAACCTTGATGGCTTTACCATCTGTTGAACCACTAAGTTTTAGTTTTGTAAAAGTTGCCATTGTATTTTCCTTATCCGAATATTTGTGAGGCTAGTATTGGTTGGTCATCGTCTGCTGGTGGTACTGTTAATGCTGCCCACTCAAGTCCTGTTGCAGTTCCTGAGTTAGCCTTTAAGTAATATCCATCTACCCCAACAGTTAGTTTGCCTGTTGTATCGGCTGCAGTTCCTACAATCAAATCGCCTTTAGCATCAAAGACTGTATTAGAGATTGCTGTAGCCAAATCAAATGCGGTAAATGTAATTACCTCAAGTATATCAGATGCAGCCAATGCTGCTAAAGATGTAATGCTAGTTCCATTAGATGCTGTGTAATCTGTACCACGAAGTAATAGAACACCATTTAGATATACCTGCTCTTTACCTGCTAGGTATGAAAGTGTTAGACCATTAGCATCTGCTCCAGACACTGAGGTCTCTCCGCCAGTTGCTACGAATTTATAGCGGAAGATTTCTGCAGTTGAGGAAATAGAGCCCCAAGCAGAACCATTCCAAGCAAACATAGTGTCGGATACTGAGTTCCAATATAGAGCACCTTCAATTAACGCATCACCATCATTGTCTAATGTAGGAGCAGATGACTTAGCGCCTAAGTATCTATCATCAAAGTTGTCATAAGTTGTGGCAGCAGCAGCAGCAGAGGATGCGGCAGCGGTAGCAGAACCAGCAACAGCATCTACATAGACCTTGGTTGCTGCATCAGCATCTGATGTTGGAGTACCAAGACCAGTTACTTTAAATCCACCTGCAGCAAGGTTACCCAATAATGTTCCAGTAGTACTATTTAAATATGTACCTGAAAGGCTAATAGCACCAGTGTTACCATCAACAGAAAGAACTGCATCTGTTGGGGTTAATAACTCTTGCCAGTTACCTAATGTGGTAGCAGGAGATGCTGTAAGGATAAATGATTTGTTAACATCTGTTCGAACTGCAACATCACCAACCTGTGCGGTAAGTGCAAGCATTGCAGCCTGTGAAACAACTACTGATGTTTCGGTAATTGCTAATGCAGGCAATTGATTAGTAGGAATTAATCCACTACCATCAAGGGAAGCAATACCATTGTTAGCACCCTTTTGGTCAGTTAAATACTTAAGGGTAACTGCATCTTGATTAGATGTAGGGTCAGCAAGACCTGTAATCTTCTGAGCATTTAATGCTACAGAAGCGGTAGGTGCTGCCATCTGGTCTAAACGAGATGTACGTACCTGTGTATCAAAGTCTGAGATAGTTGAAGCAGCCTGAGTTCCTGTATGGTTAGCACGGGCTAGTGGGTCAGTTGCTAACTTGCTAAGTGCAATAGCAGCACTAGCATTAATATCAGCATTGACGATAGTTCCGTCCACTAAGTCAGCAGAAGTAATAGAACTGTTAAGGCTTAACTTACCATAAGTAATACCAGCAGATGCATTGATGTCACCATTTACGATAGTGCCATCAGTAATCATTGCGCTAGTTACTGTGCCAGAATCGGCCGCAGTAATAGCAGTTCCTGAAATCTTAGTCTTGTCAATTGCAGCAGAAGCATTAATATCTGCGTTAACAATTGTGCCAGTACCATAAGAGGTAACTAAGTTGACTGCGCCAGTACCATCAAATGATACGGCAGATGCTTCTACATCTCCAGTTAGTTGGAAGTTACGGGCTGTCTGTAAAGCAGTTGCAGTAGCAGCATTACCTGTTGCACTACCTGCAGTACCAGATACGTTACCTGTTACGTTACCTGTAAGGTTACCTGTAAAGGTACCTGCAATAGCACCAGTACCAGTAATGGTAGGGCTAGTTAAAGTCTTGTTGGTTAATGTCTGTGTGCCAGTTGTAGTAACTACATTTGCAAGAGTTAATCCGTGTGCAGTTGTAGTATTCTCACTGTGTTGATTAGCCTCACGATAATCTCGACCAATTGCCATATGGCGCACTACAGCACCAGCAGAGTGGGCTACACCAGATGAACCATCGATACCACGAGTAATAGTAAGAGTGTTGGTTGAGACCGCCGTTACATCTACAATTTCTTCGAGGGCTGTATCTGGGTCAATCACCACCGTAAAGGTTTCGCCAGCAGTAATTGTGGCTCCACCTAACAAAGAGGTTCCAGATACTACGGTGGCTGAACCATCAGAGTTATTTAAGGCTGCAGATAGTGTAGTCTGTTGAGAGCGGGATGAGTATTTGCGTGTTGTCATTTAGTTACCTATCGACTGTAGTGGACTCGAATTGGATATAAGGTTTGCTGTCTTTGAGTTTCCTCATTTAAGCGTTGTGTATATAGTGCATATAGTTGTTTAGTTGCGGTCTGTGATGCACCATAAGGACGCTTACTATCTGTCTCGTCTGCTTGTGGGCTAACTTGGCTAGCACGTGCAGGGTCAAGGTAGGTAAGCAAACGATAAGAAGCGCCAAGAACAATTACATCTTTACAGGATTCTGGCAAACCAGTTTGTGTTGAGAAGTCTTGATTGTTAGTTGTAAATGGTGCTGGGTCTGTAGAATAGACAACCTTTACGGTTCTACCAGGAGTAACATAGTCTCCAATGGTTACTGTCTGGGCATCAGTACCAAATACGGTAGATGCTTTAGAGTCCCAAGACCAGCGACGAATAGGAATCCATTCTTGAGATGGACCAACTGATTGCCACATAATTGTAAGAATGTTTTGGATATTTAATCCATCAAAATCATAGGTTGTTTGAGCAGCATTAAATGTAAAGGTAGTTACCTTAGCGGCATAGATAGTAGAACCAGCAGCATTGATTGTATCGTTGATTGCCTTCTTAACTACATAACGTGGGAATGTAGGAGATATAGTAACCTTAGTATCTACTGTGTGTGTAGCAGCAGTGGTTCCTAGGTAGCCACGTCCATATGGAGATACTGTTGCCGTGTTAGCAATACGGTCAAATGAATCAATCCATAGTAACTCTTCATCAATCTCAACTGTTCCCTTACCCAGGTTTTCAGTTGACCCTAAGAATAGAACTGTAGGAGATGTAGATGATGATGTTAGTGTGGTTACTGCGCTAGTTAAGTGTGTTGCTCTATCTTGTTGGTATGTATAACCTGCAAGGTTAATACTTACCTCATCAATTAAATCTGTTAATGTAGTTGTCATTAGAGGTCTATGCTCCGTAATGCAGCAGGTGCTGCTAATCCTGTAGTTGAAGCCAATTCATTGCAGATTCCATCAATATCTTTGTAGTCAGCAGGAGTTGTTTTACCCGCTAATACATTCAAAGCACCAACGGTTGCAAGTCCAGTAGTACTAGCATAGACATTTGCTGCCCCTTGCTCATCAAGATATTGTGCTACATCAGTGATGCCAGCAAGACGATTGAGTTCTGCTGTTAGACTACTACCTGCTTTACCAAGTGCCATTATTTATCCTATCTAGGTGTAATGATTTTCTTATTAGGTGTAACTAATTTTGATTTAGGTTCTTCTTTTGGCTTACCAAAGAATGCTCGATAGTAATGCTCATCAAATGAAAACCGTTTCATATGTGGAACAGTTGCTCCAGTATGGCAATACAGTGGAACTTCAGCCTTATCACATAGGGCAAAGAAGAATATATCTTCACCTATGAACTTAGAGCCCCGTCCCATCTCCATAAATAACTGACCATCTGGTGCTATCTCACGAAGTTTTGGAACTATACTGCGGTGCATTAGGACAAATCCCATACCCGCTGCATCTACCTTTATCAACTGATTAACTGGTAGTGGATGTATTCTGGTTAAACCAAAGCCACCATCACCATTATTAACAAAGTTAAATACTGTAGGTAGTGGAGCCATCAAAGGCTCTTCTGGTGTATCCGTAGTGAAGTATACTCCAGTAATTAATGGACGCTTTTCTACGTCTCTATTGTCCCATAATAACTTGAATTTTTCTGGACTGATTACTACATCTGAATCTATCCATAGTAACCACTCGTGTTCAGTCTTGTCATACCAGTAATCAATGGTTGTCTGTCTTTGTCTGGCAATTTGATTACCTTGGCTTCTTAATGTTGATGCAAATTCTATGCCAGATTTCAGCATTACATCTGCTACACCTTGCATAAACTTGCCATCTACCATACCATTGTCACACCATACTAGTGCTATAGAATCTTTTTTACTCATAGTCCCCTGTGTCCCTATCTGTACTTTGCTGCTTTTTTGGCTATTGCTTTAGGTTGCTTTACAAACTGCTTACCCTTTTTATTACCTTTAGCCTTGGCTCTATTAGTAGCAGCCTTTTCTGCTGGGGTTAATGCTGCCCAAGCAGCCTCAGGTAAATATCTTTTCTTACCCTTAGATGGCTTACCATCAGAAGTTTTCCACTTCTGTGCAGTCCAATCTTTTAAAGACTTCTGAGATTTAGCAAGTGCCATTACTTGTAACCTCCGCCTGCTTTCTTATATTGCACAGCAAGTAGTTGTGCTTTACGGGCTGACCATTCTCCAGGGTCTCCACCCTTAGAACCAGCCTTAATCTTCTTGAATAGTGTTGCTCTCATACCAGGCTTAGTATAGTTACCAGCAGCATTGACTTTAGACTTAGCCTTTTTCTTTGCTACCACTTTACTTTATCCGCCCAATAGGCTGCAGACATCTTGCCCTTAGCAATATTCTTGCCGTGTCTTGCCTTGAAAGACTTACGTTTCATCTTCATACGCTCAGACTCACCAGCCTTTGGTTTACCAGCGGTGCTTGCACCCTGCTCACCAAATCGGATAGTCTTTACTTTCTCTCCAACTTTAGCCACAACTACGTGTGATTTCTTTGGATGATTAGGAGTACGCTTTGGTTTGTTAAAACCAGATACTCCAGCCCTCTTTAATCTTGAATCGCTCACTTGCTCCCCTTAATTAGTTCCTTTGTCTTAGGGTCAAGGCGGAGTTTCTCCGACCCGTCCTTACGCAGAATAACAATTAAACCGTCCCGCATAATTGATTTATTCCAACCGTCGTGACGCTTGCGTTGACCCGATGACATTAGTTAATTCGCTTACCTTTTGAGTCATAGCGTCTACCTCTAACTACGGCTCCAACAAGTTGACCAAATTGCTTATCTTCCATTTGGCGAAGAACATTTGCACGAGCATCAGTTCCTGGACCAGGGGTATTACGCATTTCGCTTGTGGCACGGTATGCCTGAATAGATTCATTAATCTCTTTGGCAACGTTTTGAAAGTAATTTGGTTTTTTAGCCATATTACTTCTTCTTACCCATTTTCTTCATAACCATTTTCTTGGCTGACTTCTTGGCTGCTTTCTTAGCCATAGCCTTACCTTTTGCTGTGTATGGGAATTTCTTTCCGTCTACGTTTGGCATTATATTTGTCCTATCTCTTTCATTACGGCTGCGGCTTTTGGGGTTATATCTCTAGTCTTAGGCATAGTGTCCGCATTATACGCTTTACCTAATACTTCTGAAGCCCTATGCGCTTCTTGTACGTGACGCATAGTTGTTCCTGCTGGTTGTATTCCTTGTGCTCTTGCATCTCTATAAGCCTGCAATTCAGATGTCCACTTTTTATCTGAAATATCCCTTTTAGCATCTCCAGAGTTCATCTGAAGTCCCAAACCTTTACATCCAAAACATCCATCAATTGGTTCTGGATGATGCTCCCAGTGTTTCATATGTCCCCTATACTGCTACGAAGTTCGCTTCTGTTACTCCTATGCTAGCGGCAATCAATGCTGCCTTGGTCGTATCATTAACTATATGATTACGGCCACCAACGTAAAACTCTTCATATGATTCTACACTTGAATCTAATGGATAGCGACTAATTTTATATGTTCCACTTTGTTTTACTACAGAGATTCCAACATTTCTTTTAAAGAAATAAAATAAACGGTGTTTACCTATAGGTCCTTCTTCTACACTAGGTGTAGTAAATATGAAATCTGCCATTGTTCTCCTTAATGAACTTACTCCGTAGCAGGAATATTTCTACTCCTGCCACAGCGTCAATCAACTAAGCGATTGATGAACCTGATTCGATTCTAAATAGTGCCTCTTCACGGTAGCGAGCAAATCCTAATACGCCGTACCAACCCATTGGGCGGTGACGCATCAAGCGGTCAACTACTGGTCCGATAACTACGTGTGGCTCTTCAGCAACTGCCTCAGCCAATGCCTGTTGTCCAGCGATGATTGTGCGGTACACCTTTGCAGATGAAGCACCGTCAGTTGCTGTGAATAGGCGTGGAGACTCTACGAAGTATGCACCTTCGTATGTTCCGATTTCTCCTGCCCAGATACGGTCCTGTGAAGCACCATATTGGTTAGGAAGCAACCATCCTGCTGAACCTGTCTCAGCACGTAGGTCGTGGGATACCTCTGGGTGTACTCCAGCCCAGAATAGTGAACCCTTACGTCCAAGTGCCTTGTTAGCACGTAACTTAGCAACAGCCCTACGGATGTTTGCTGAAGATAGTGTTGCAGCAGCAGTTACTGTTGCTGTTGAAGTTGCAGTTGAACCTGAGTAGATTACGTTTGAACCGCCACGCAATGTTGTCATTGCTACGGAGTCAATAGAATCTGCAAGGTTGAATGCGATAATGTTTGCAATTGCTGGGTCAACATCTGCAAGAGAGAATAACTCTAATGCACGAGTTACCAACACTGAGTTACCGTACTCTGCAAGAGTAATGGTTACTGATGTTGGTGTTGACATTGCTACTGCATCTGGGTCAGTTGTCTCTGTCAGAGCAGTTGTTGCTACTGAAAGGTCAACATAACGTTGTAGAACAACGGTTGAACCAGGGATTGCTTGACGTGCTGGACGCTTATCTGCTACAGAACGAATTAGGGGTTCTGAACGGAGAGCGAATTCTAGAAGACGGTCATACGCCTTCTGGACTAGACCAGCACCACCAGCGGTTCCTCCTAAGGAACCTGAATCTGTTGATACATATGCCATATCGTCACCTCCAAGTGACTATGAACGGAATTATTGTGAGCGAAGTACATCCAACAATGCATCCATTGAATCTGCATTATCGATGCGAAGATTTAAATCCTCTGCTCGGTCTGGGGTCATAGCATTTTGGGTGAGTACATCTTGCTGCCTTAAGGCGGCTCTATCTACTTCACTTACTTTTGGCTCCTCTTTAGCAACTGTAATTCCGAATAAATCAGCGTTATCATCAAGCCAGTTATTCACTGTCTCTTCGTTAACCTCTTCTAAATCCTTAAGAACTAATCTTGCTGCTTTAAGGTTGACACCCTTCTTTTCTAGGACTTCTTTGACTGTACGCTCACGCTGCACCTTGGATAATCCCTCAAGTTGCTCAGTGAGTTCCTTAATACGCTTTTCATCGTTACGCTTGGCTTTCCGCAATTTTTTAAGTAAATCGCTTCCATCCATTTGCGTATCAGTGTCGGTATCTTGGTCGTCTTCGTCTTCATCCCAGTAGTTGTTGCTCATAGCAACCCACCCTTCTATTCGTTGTAGTCGCAAGCCTCAGATTCTGGTCGGGGAACCAGCCTGGCTCTTGCTATCGGTCTAGTACGCTATGTGAGGCCGATAGATTCACATAGGATTCTATTTGTTTAAATCATACCTCTGGCTTGAGAAGCAAATGACCTACTGCCTGCTGTTCCAGGACGTCTAGCAAATCTTGCTTCTTCACGTAATTCTAAATCTGCTAATTTTTGAAGTTCTGCTGCGTTCTGGTCAAATATTGCAGAGAATGCTTGTTCTTGACCGTAGGCTTTTCCTGGTTCAATTCCAGTTTCCATAGACGTTAATTTTTGAGCAGTTGGAAGAATTGTTGCTGCTCTTCCAAATTGAGGTTTAGAAGTTCCATATCTTACGCCTTTAGCAAGTAACTCACTTGCTGCTTCTTCACCAACAGTCAACCCTTGGCTTTGGGCTGCTGCC